GTCGAATATTCAGAAGGTCTTCACCGATTCGTTCGATGGAGATTTCAGTCGATTGTCCGTTTGTTATTGAATACGCCAACACGCTTACATTGGTTCGTTCCGTGGTGCCGTTGAGCGATATTCTGGTGATGATGCTGTTGCTCTGAAAGACCAGTTGCACATGCTTTGAAAGCCAGTCCAACGATGGAGAGGCGGACAGGACAACATATGCCGCATTAGTCAGACCACCACCATCAACCTGTCTGACTCTTCCGCCGATTGCAGTCGGAGCTGTTGGCAAAGCTATCTTGTAAAAAGCGGTTCCGTTATGCCCGGCAGGCGCAACATCCGTCACAAACCAGCCATTCGTGACGCGGCCGCAATTTGTGGACGCCGTCGTATAGACTGGACCGCAAAGAGAAATTTCATGACCGCTCGGAGATGTGTCACCAATCGCCCCATCCCCATTAGGTCGATCGAAATCATCCCAGAAATCGCGCAGCATCAACCCTGCGCTTTCCGGCTTCCAATAGACTGTTGGCGGATTCGTGCTGACATAAGAAGCCGGGCCGTTGGTTGTGATTCCAAAGTGGTAATCATGCGGCAGCTGTATTGACCTTCTGGCCCCCGCCCACATCGCATCGATGTCCATTATCTGAACAGTGTTTGTCACTGCGTTCCCCGACTCGAAGAATATGTACGGCCCCCAGATTTCCTCGATCATCGGGTGATAGACAACCACGTTCGTATGGTACGCCCGTAACGAGATCAGGCCGTTCCCCAAATACTGCATCCCGATTTCCATGATCTCGTTGTTCGTGATCTCGGAAGAAGGCTCAAAACTGGTAAGCACCAGCGCACCAGCAACCCCGTTCGTGCTGATTGTAAGATTTGCCCCATTGTACTGAACGTGAAAATGGGCGTTGCGCGTGATCCAGTCCGCACTCCTGGACGCTACAATCGTTGCACTGCCAACAGAGCTGGACCCGCCCAAGCCCGCACGCTGCCTTACCCTCATTCCAACTTCGGTTGGTGGACGTGCCAATTGAACCTTATAATAGACGGTCGGATTTGTGGGGATTGCCATTGCAAGCCACGGATCGACCATCAAAAACCCATTACTTATTCGTGTGTAATTTGTGACTTGGGTAGACCCCAACTGGGGACCGTTCAGAATGATTGGGTGGCTACTTGGAGATGACGCTCCAAGATTGGTTGAATCCGGTCTATTGAAGTCCTCCCAAAAATCGTAAAGGTCAAGCGCCAGGGCAGCGTTACTAGCAGCCACCGCCGAATCAGCAACGTAGCCGCTAATATTCGTCCCAACTACAGACCACCCTACCACCTTAAAACCTCCAGGAGGGGCCGGGTCGGTGTATAAGTTAGCTCCGGGAACCAGCGCGCTATCAACAAGAATTGAATTATTCGTGCCACCTGCACTAGCTGGCCAATTCACAAACGCCTTAAAGCTCTCCAACAAGTTGGAAGCATAGATCGAGTAGCTCATCGCGTTCGACACTACCACATAGAGCTTGTTCGACTCCATAATCGACGATATTATGGGTAGGGCACTCAACTTCGTCCCCGCGCTTGCCGGGAGAAGAGTTAAGACGAAAGCAATCAAACACAACAATTTCGTTTTCATTCGAGGTCCAGTGTAGAACCATCCTCCAACAACAAAGAATCTCCCACTCCAGGGGCACAGCCCGCAAGCAGATCAGCCACCGCTATCTTGTACAACCTATTAGTCCAAGGCACATGCAGAAGCATGTAATCTCCCACCGAAGCTACGTTCGTCTCCGGCATGGTCGAAATCAAGAATGGGTTAATAGCGTCGATCACCCACACCCTGTTGGTATACAGAAAGTTAGTCGACTGCTGCCCCATCAAAACGCTATTCGAATCCGTCATGACCGAATACCGGAACGGCGGTTGCCCTGCAACCAACCCACCCGCCACCACTAACAGCAACAGCGCAGTTGCCTTCAAGCATTGAATGGCACTCATCATAGCTCTCCCTCCCCAATAACTAACTGTTCTTCCCCAATGAGACCGGTGACCATAAGAGAGTGGTAACGCGTGGTCATGTGATTGTAGATCTGAATGTACCCATTGTGAATGCGAAAGTAAGATGGCGTTGGGATCGGGAACACCTTAACCCAATCTCCCACATCCGCCGTGCCGACAGAAAAGTATATCTCTTCCAGAACAGTGTCCACCCAATGCTGGCCTATATGCGTGGGGGCACCAGTAGGAGCGTGAGTGGATTCGAAGACGTGCTGGGGCATACCAATCAACCATACAGAACGTTACCATTAGGACCGACTAGAACGTCGAAGCCCGCATCCGTTAGTATCATATCGAGCTGTCGAGATATGTCTCTCTCGGAGACGTAACGATTGTCCGGTCCCGGCCAACCGTCAGTGCCCAACATCGCCGCTCTCTCTGACATCGAAACCGTCCTCGCAAGCGGGAAGGTGTAGGGAGATATGGGTAAGTAAGCCATTAGAAATACTTTCCAGCAAGATAGTCTCTCATAAGAGTCTGGTCGCCAGCAGACAGAACGTGGTCGAACAATAGCAGCTCGTGAAAGCGGATTGCAGCGGGAACGACGGGATACCGAGCTGCCAACAGTGGGTAGGTGGGAGCGGCGATCGTATAGACGGCGGTGTTGAACCTAGATGTTGAATTGTAGTACGCCCGCATGTTATTGGTTTCGGCGTAGACCTCCAAAATGTGCCAAGCGCCCAGGTCGTCAGCCCAGTCACCGCAATCCTCCAGCGTATTCGTTAGAAACGATAGGTAAACATGCCCGTCCACAAAGGAGGGGTAAACATCCCCCGTTCCAGCCGCCAACGCCCCAAAATTCCACAACCCCTCGTCGGGGGGCACCGGGGGATCGGAATACTGTCTCACCACCATAAAGGCATGGCCGGCAGTTAGAGCAGCGAAGGACGCCACGTTCTGATAATAGCCCACCAGACCACCGCACAACAAATAGGGGTAGCCTTTAAGACCGCCTGGGTCGTACAACGCCCCCGTGGAGGGGGAGACAAAATCTCTTCCATTCCCGCTCTTGTCAGATAAGGTCTTGATGCTATCTCCCAGACGATAGCCCAGGCCGTACAGAACGTCAGTACTCCACCAACCAAACAAACCAGCGACGTCGGTCGGCTGTGTCGGTGAAGCGGGGCCAGCCCCCGGAGTCACTGTCGAACCAATCCGGGGGAGGGAGAGACCTGGAAGGTTGATTAGCATTTGTAAGCGACCACTGAGCCGGTGTTCACTTGAATTGTCGAGAAGCGACCGAAAATCGCCTGCCCCGCCTTCATCGTCAGACCGTTGAGGTTGGCGATACCAGTGCCAGGGACCATCACCGCTGTCCCAACAGCGTTCAGGCCGCTAACGAGGGATAGGAACGTCGTGTCCTCCAACGCATAAATAATGCCCCAATCGCCGTTGTTAGCAGTTCCGTTGTTGATGAACACCGAGCCAAGCTGGCCCAGCGAGAGTGCGTCTACAGATCCTACACCTAACATATTAAGCCTTTCAGTTACTAAACGTGATGTCGTCCAGCCTCAACTCCGGGCGGGCTATCACAATGTCACCAATCGGGTAGCTATTCCTACCCTTCACATCAACCCACCGTGGTTCCCCTAACTCGATTCGGCGGAGATTCTCCATCATGTGATCGTCAGCGTCGATCGGCTTATCGTCCTCATCGTTCCACGCATACCGTTGGATCTCCCACAACGTCCTCGCTGCCCCCGGCGTGAAAACAAGACCCTTATTCGCCAAGCCATCCTTCACCTTTAGGATGCCTCCCGCCAAGTCTTTCGATGCCTTCTCGACATAAACACCGTACTTCTCAAACTCTATCGCCATCGTACCCCCGTCGATGGGATCTTCGATGTAGGCGATAGGGTCCACCTTGCCCCAAATAACGGGTCGCTCATCTCCTCCCGACAACCGGAGCACCTGCCTAATCAGGGGACATAGGTCGCGGATGATACAGTGTTTGAAGATGTCCTTAAAGTAATACCGACGACCTAACTGATCGACCGTACAAAACAACACCGCATGGGGTGTTCGAGGGTGGGGGTCGATAGCGTAGTAGATAGGCCAATCCTCAGGTGGTTCGGAGAAAGACTTCCACCCCTTCGGAAGATCGGACAAAACATGATAGGCCCAGTTGAACTCTTTATACACCAGGCCGGAGAGGTGTAGAGGGATACCATGAAGGCGGCACTGCTTCTCATCTTCGCTCAACTCTTTCGCGTACGCTTCGATGTTCTCCTGAGTGAGGTAGGGGTTATCGTAAATCGAGCCGTTGATAGCCCACACATCATCCCTCGCCTGTCCCCCCGTATCGGCGGGGAAGAACATATCGTTGATCCAGAACTCATCAAGGGGGGTGAGAGTAAACCAAGATGAGCCCCCTCGATCAACAAGTCCGCGGGCTGCAGCTTTATACATCTTCTGGGGGCATGGCTCATCGATATGTATAAAGTCCCAATCGGCGGACTCACTCCCTTTCGGGTTCGCCATCCAACTCTTCACAGTGTCGAACTTCAGCAACGATCCATTCGCACACTCTATCGTGTCGATAGCCCCCGAGTGATTTCGGCGCCACCCTTTCACGAACCCGTCTGTTGGGAGCATTCTCCAAATCTTCCCACTCTCCCCACGCTGGGAGGTGAAGATCGAATCAACTAGATCCCAATCTTGAGTGATCACCAACCCTTTGTTTGGAGGGTGTCTAATACCCCCCAACCGGGCCGAATCACCAGGTTGGTACCACACCCTCTCTCCCTTCAGCCACGCACAATCCTCCGCGCAGCCGAGAGTGCTCTTCCCGAACCTATTCCCGCTACGCACCATCCTCCTCTTAAACTTCTCCCCCGCCCTGTGAAACAAATCCTGCTTATCGAAAGGCTTGTATCGAGCCATCCCTCCTGACCGCTTCAATAATTGAAGCTTACGCTCAAGAAGCTCAAGCTGCTGTCGCTTGAGGAGGTGAAGCTCCAGAGTCTCGATAGCGCCACTCACTACTTCTTCCCCTTCCCCTTTTTGTTCTTAATTAGGTTGGTGAAATGAAACCCATGCTCAGAAGCTCGGATCGCCCGCTCCGCACCCTGGGCTTTACTCTTCGAGGAGTGATGACTCTTCACAGTACCGTCCTTCTTGACAAGAATCCACTGGGAACCCTGCTTTCGAATGTCATAGGGCATAGAGTTAGCACTTCTTGCCTTTTCGATGTTTCTTCTTCACAAGCTACTCGCCAGCCTTTCTTCTTCCCGTTTCAGCTCCTCAAGCCGACGATCGATCTCAGTTATGTCGCCCGTCAGATTGACGCTGGCAGAAACACTTTTGTTCTCCGTCTTCTGCACCGGCTTCCCAAGATAGCGGTCGAGGATATCTCTCGCACAGGCGAGTTGGACAACCTCACTCTCCGCCTTATCTCTCAGGTCGATGACTTTCCAGATGCTGTCCTCGACAGCACTTTCGAGGATAGCCTCCACACTCTCGACCCCCGCTCTGTCCAGCTCTTCACAGATACGCTTCCTCGCCCAGGGTTGGCGGAGAACTTGAGAGACCCACGCCTCTTGATACTCCATTATGCGGGCGATCTCTCTGTTTGAGTAACCCTCCACCTTCAACGAGATCATCCGACGGTGCTCAGGTTTCTCATGAATGATAGCGAGGTTTGGCGCTTTCTCGTTGAAGAAGCGGTCGGGAGAGGTCAACCTCTCCTCCTCGACACTCGATCCGGCGAGGGGGCTCTCGGCGTAGAGTTGGGGATTAGCTTCCTGCACTCTTACTCTCTCCGGGTTGATCCTTTACACACACTTCTCCGCCCCGTCGAGCGAGCCTTACCTCGCCCTCTTGGGGCGAGGTGGGGCGGAGAAGATCGACCGCCGAGAACGGAGAAAAGGGTTGTGCTTTCAGAATCTTCGAGACTCTTTCGGAGTATTCTTTCTCTTCACTCATACTCTCACCTCTTAAGATCTAAGCTCTCTATTCTTAAAACACGATACCACAGATGAGGGGAAAGTGCAACAAGATTCTTAAGAATCTCTCTCCCTCGCAACGCGAGGGGGCGCTGGGGGCTTAAGAGCGAAGCTCGAAACACTTTCGACGGGAAGGGGGATAGTAAAATACAATAGGGCAAGGGGGTGGGAAGGTATCCCTCTCGATAGGCGCTTTGTGGCGCAAAGTGCTCTCTGGCGCAAAGCTCGAAGTCAGCGAAAAGGCCGGCCCCCTCGCGGGAGTCGGCCATGTCCTTGGGGCCAAGGAGTTTAGCTCTGAGCTATGCCATATTTCGCCAGGATGGCGGCCGCGCCAGCCTTGCTCGACTTCTGGCTCTTGGGGATGACCCCATCATCCTCAAGCCACTGACGGCATTGCGAAGCATTCAGAACCCCGAGGGATTTCCGGGAGCAATGCTCTAGCACATCTGGGATGATGCTCGCCTCGACGCCGCACTCCTCTAGGATCTTGCCTAGCAGAGCCGACTGCTGCTCAGCCCGCCAGACTCCCGCAATCTTGGCGATGCGGATGATTTCCGACTTCATCTCTTCATTTTTCATAACTTGCTTTCTCTCATGGACTTCCGGGGAGCAGCCCGGCCTGACCCGCCCTCGCGGGCGATTCTTAAGAGAGCAGCTTCGATGCCAACTACTAGAGCCTTGATCCTCAAGGACTTAGGGGAGATGGGGGCCGGGGAATGAGTGAAATTCGCGCATTCCGCGTGGTTTTCACGCGCTCTAAGCTCTTAAGCCTCAGCGGGTTATGAACTATTGCGTGATTTTCCCGCATCCCAGTTTTTCGCCCATCCTAACTAGAAATGATCGAACACAATACCACGGGCTCCTCGAGCCCACTATTTACCATCCTCGCACAATTCGCTCCTCTTACCACTAACTACTAACAAACGGATCGCAGTGCCCTTCAATCGTTGAAGCGGACGACGGCTTCAATCGATTTCAAGCTTGCAATGTTGGTCGGTTGGTCGGTTGGTCGCCTACCTACCCCCCTCTTGCCTTGTGGCTCTTAGACCCCCAGAGCTTAGGATCTGAGATCTTAGGCTCTGAGGACTTAA